ATCAATTACCAAGAGCTGGTCAAATTATATCAATTGGTTCTAGTGGTGGACTTGGTATTGCTCCTTTAGTTGGTGCATATTCAACTGCTGTTACTAACACTGTAGGTACTATTACTGGTGTTGGAATTGGTTCTACTGATTTCCAAGGATCTGGATATAACTTTGAGGGTAGTGTTTCTATCGGAGTAACAGATGTTGCTTATGATCATAGATTTATAAGTGCTGGTGTTAATTCGATTACAGTTAATCCTAATGGTATTGGTGCATATTCAACATTAACACCTACAGACGCAACCTTTAAATCTGATAGTGGTGAATTAACATTAATTAAAGAGGATCATGGACTTATAACATCTGATTCATATACAGCAACTACTGGAACTTTCTATGATGGAACTGTAGGTATATTAACTGTTAAATTGACTGCATCACCAAGTCCAGCACTTGCAGTTGGTCAAATAGTCAATATCACTGATGGTGGATTGACATTTACATGTGCCGAAGATAGTAATGCATCAAATCATCCTTATCCAAGATCTACAGATTATATGTCTGATAGATGGGTTCCTATCACAGCCGTAAGTGGTGGTGATACATTTGAAATAAATGTTCTTGAGTATACTCCTTCTTCAAATACTACTACACATGCTTGGGTAAGTGCACTTCCAAATTCTATTAAGAGATCTGCAAATACTGTTGGTATTGCAACTACTTCTATGGCATTTAAGTGCTCTAGTGATTACTATAAGAGCACACAATATTATCCACGTTTAACTGATGAAGCTAATGGTGCATGGTTGAATATTAAGACTGCAACTTCAGATTCTATTACAGTTGGTGTTGGATCTGCTGGTGGTGGAGGTACTGGTGCTGTTATAACTGCTACTGTTATACAAGGAAATGCTCATACTTATGTAAGTGGACTATCAAGTTCTATATTAGTTGATGATACAACTTATTATAGTCCATATTCAATAGGTGGATTGGGTAATGAATATGATCCAGTAAGTGGTATTTTAACAGTTACTGTAGATAATGCTCATGGTATGAGTGCTGCAGGTCTTCAAACAGCTACAAATGCTGTATATGATCCAGTAGTTGGTATTATAACCATTACAACTAATGGTGCTCATGGATATAGCACTGGTAATTATGTTAAGATTGAGGAAAATTCTTTAACATTTACATGTGCTCAAGATGGTGATCAAACACAACATACTTATCCTAGATCATCTGATCCAATTTTCAATAAGTGGATACAAATTCAAAATGCTTCTGGATCTACTTTTGAGATTCAAGTATTAGACTCAGCACCTTCAACTAATACATCAGTACATACATTTGTATCTGGAACTGTTAGTGGTATACAAAAAGCGAATAATGTTGTAGCAATTTCTACAAATGCATTTACATTTACATGTGATCAAGATAACAATACTAGTGAGCATTCATATCCTAGAGAGAATAAGTTAAATCCAGGATCTGATCCTGCATATAAGGCAACAATAGGTGTTGAATCTGTAGGTACTACAACTTCATTCACATTAAATGTTGGTAAATCACCTGCTCATAGTGGTGGTGGAATAAAGATGACTATCAGTGATGGTGGTAAGGGATATGTAAATCCAAGAATTTTAACTCCATCACCATCATATGAAAATCTTAATATTCAAGGATTGACAAGATTGGGGTTAGGATCAACTACAGAAACTGGAAATGCACTTAGATTAGGTATAAATGTTGGTGCTAGTTCTACTACTGGAATTGGATCTATTTCTTACGAAGTTAAAGATTTTGATATAACTAGATCTGGATTTGGATTTAGAAAAGGAGATACATTTGTACCTCTTGGAATAGTAACTGATAGATATTTCTCTTCACTTTTAACACCTTTAGAATTTAGTGTTAACCAAGTCTTTACTGATAAATTCGGTTCTTGGAATGTTGGTGAATTTGATTATATTGATGATATTACAAATCTTCAAGATGGAGTTAGAAAGAGATTCCCATTAAATTATAAGGGAGAATTGGTATCATTCCAAAGAGGTGATGATGCATCTATAGATCTACAAGCACTTTTATTAATCTTCATTAATGGTGTTATGCAGGTTCCTGGTGAGGCATACATCTTTGGAGGAGGAACAAGTTTTGTATTCACTGAAGCACCAGATGAATATGATGATGTTTCTATTTTCTTCTACAAAGGAACTAATGGTGTAGATGTTACTTACACTGATGTTGTTGAAACATTAAAATCAGGTGATGATGTAGAAGTTAATAAGAAGAATTATCTCTCTGGAAGTGTTAATCAAGAAAAGAGAACAATTAGTGGAATATCAACTTCAGATCAAGTTGAAACTAATTTATACTTTGGTAGAGGTATTGATGAAGATACCCTCAGACCATTAACTTGGTTGAAGCAGAAAGTTGATAAAACTATCAATGGTAACGTTGTTTCTAAGGCAAGACCTTCTATTGAACCATTAGTATTCCCTAATGCAAGAGTAATTGGTGATTTGACTGCTGTTGATACAGAAGTCTTCCTCGATTCTACTGAATTATTTAATTATGAGAATAAGAATATTGGAGCATTAATAGTTAATGAAAATCAAACCTTAACAGGAGCTGCACTTACTGCTAATGTTTCTGCTGGTGGTACTGTTAGTTCTGTTACCATTGTTAATGGTGGAAGTGGATTTAGTACTACTACAGTTCCAGTATCATTCTCTGCACCAGGAGTAAAGATTGCTGCAGGTGTAGGAACTACTGCTACTGCTACTGCTACAATAACAAATGGATCTATTGCTTCTATTCATATTACAAATCCTGGTCTTGGATATGTTAGTGGTCAAGAACCTGAAGTTATTGCACCTCTTCCTGTTCTTCAGAGAGAAATTGTTACTAATATTGAACCTGTTAATATTAAAGGTTTCTCTGGAATAGTTACAGGAATAACAACAGCATTTGGAAGTGGTGGTACAGGAACATTGGCACTTAAGTTCTTCCTTGAAAAAGAAACTGGTGATTTTACAACCTTATTAAATGGTTATCCAATTTATGTTTATAATACTTCAATTGGAACTGGAGTGACATCTATAGATGGAACTGCACCTGGTGGTAATGCTGCAGTAGTAGGAATAGGAACTACATATTTGGATAATATATATTATGTCAGATCTATTAATAGATCTTCAAATAGAGCAGACTTTATTGCAGATGTTGATTCTAATTCAACTAGCATTATAGGTATAGGAACAACTGGTGAAGGATCTGGTAATTTCTCTTGGGGTAGATTATCTGGATTCTCTAGAGGTTCTAATCCAATATCAATTGGAGTAACTTCTAAGACTGTTAATGTAGGATTAACAACCTTCCCAAGAGTTCAAAGAAGGAACGTCGGCATTAGAAATACTGGTGCATTAAACGATCCTGCATAAATTAGTATAAATAAAGAAAAAAAGCTATAGAAAATGGCGGCTATTGTAACAGATCAATTTAGAATCAATAATGCTAGTAATTTTTTGGGGGATGTTAACGATACCTCAAATTCTTATTATGTGTTTGTAGGATTAACAAACCCTGGTATTAGTAATGCTTTTGGTCGAGCATCTAGTGACTCTGCTTGGAATACTAGTCCACCAAATCCAACTGATGATTTTAATTACTTAAATCATTCTAAAGATACGATGGTCTTTGGTAAAAAAATTAGTTCTGATAATATAAGAAGGGTTATTAGAAAAGTAAGTTGGACTAGTGGAACTAGGTATGAAATATACCGTCAAGATTATAGTGCCACTAATCAATCTCCTGTAACTGATTCTTCTAGATTATATGATGCTAATTATTATGTAATTAATAAAGATTTTAATGTTTATATTTGTATTCAAAATGGATCGAGTGGTATTAATACAGAAGGAAATAGATCTCAAAATGAACCAACATTTACAGGATTAGAACCATCTAGAGCATCTGGTGATACTGATGATGGTTATATTTGGAAATATCTATTTACAGTAGCTCCAAGTGATATTATAAAATTTGATGCAACAGAGTTTGTACCTTTACCTAATGATTGGTCATCATCTACTAATGCACAAATAGCAGCAGTTAGAGATAATGGAAATTCTGATGTAAATAATAATCAGATTAAGAATGTATACATTGCAGATCAAGGCAATGGATACTCTGGTTCTACTGGTCAAGAATTTAATATTGTTGGTGATGGATCTGGTGGTAAAGTTGTTGTTGATGTTGTTAATACTAAAATATCCAAAACACAAGTTTCTGTGGGTGGTAAAGGATACACTTATGGAATGGTTGATTTAAGTAGTATTTCATCAGCAGCATTAAGTGGAGGAACTCCTGCAAAATTAATTCCAGTTATACCTCCATCAAAAGGTCATGGTTATGATTTATATAAAGAATTGGGTGCTGATAGGGTTTTGGTATATGCTAGATTTGACGATTCAACAAAAGATTTTCCAATAGATACTAAATTTGCACAAATTGGAATTATGAAGAATCCAACATCTATTGGATCTACTCAAATATTTACTGATAATCAATTTTCTTCAGTATCTTCATTGTATTTGGATGATTTTCCAACCACAACAACAATTAATGTTGGAGATATTATGACTCAGGACATTAAATCTGGTAATGTTGTAGTGGGTCAAGCAAGAGGATATGTTGTATCATATGATGTTATATCAGAAGATACACCAAAGATTGCTGTTATGAAGTACTATCAAGATAGATCTTTATACTTTAATCAAACAACTGGAGATCAAACTGATAGAAGTGATATTACTGATTTGGCTAATTCTTCAGGTACAATATATAATTTTCAGTCATCTGCTACAGAACTTGTCAAGCAAGAGGGTGGTAGTGGATGGTCTGTAGGAATCAATACTAATTTCTCTGGAATTACTACTAATCCTACTGGAAATAAAATTGTTGAACTAGGTGCTGAATTTACAGATGGCATCGCTAGTTCTGAGATAAATAATGAGTCGGGTGATATAATCTATCTGGATAATAGACCATTAATCAGTAGAGATGCAAGACAAAAAGAAGACATTAAGGTTATCCTGGAATTTTAAAACATGTCATTACAGAAAACTAACTTAGATATAAGTCCTTATTATGATGATTTTGATGAGGCAGATAATTTTTATAAGGTTTTATTTAGACCAGGAAGACCTGTCCAAGCACGAGAACTAACAACTCTCCAATCAATTCTACAGAATCAAATAGATTCATTTGGAAGTCATATATTCAAGGAAGGATCATTAGTCATTCCTGGAAGTGTAGTATATGATGACAAATATTATTCTATTAAGTTAGATTCGGAGCATCTTGGTCTTCCAGTTTCTTTATATGTTAAAGAATTGGTAGGAAAGGAATTAAAAGGACAAAATTCTGGGATAAGAGTTTTAGTTAATGATTATAGATTAACATCAGATTCTGATGATATTACAGATTTAACTCTTTTTATTAAGTATTTAAGTGCAGATAATAATAATGTAGATTCAGGTTTAAGTGATGGTGAACCATTACTTGCTGAAGAAGATATTGTTTATGGAAATACTACTATTAGTAATGGGGATAGTGTAGCTAATTTAATAGAATCTGGTGCAACTGCAGTTGGTAGTGCAGTTAAAATGTCTGCTGGAGTTTATTTTATTAGAGGAACTTTTGTAGACGTTTCTGCAGATACTATAATTCTAGATCCATATGACAATACTCCAAGTTACAGGGTT